CTACCCGATAACCAGGTGGGAGTATGACGAAGAGAACGGCTGCTACCACACCATTTGGGGTCAGAGGGTGCGCTCTGTGGATATTAATAACGTGATGCGGGCCGCAACCAGCGACGACCTTCTCTCTAACGAGCCTTTCAATGACGAACACGTGTATGAAGAAGATGGTGTCAAGTTCTATCCGATTTACCACGCTGACGTGGACAGCGCGTTGTATGAGTCTGTGATGCACGCCATCAAGAAAGTTTTGACACAGTTGTAGTCGTATATACCCACACACATACCAAACATATAAGCGAAGTGCACACCAGCCTTCGCTTTTTTTTGCTTATAAAAAATAAAAATATTATATTTATAAGAGATAGATTTAAAATTAATGGCTAGAACACAGAAATATGGAATTAAATTTCCAATCAAGATAGAAAGTAAAAAAACTTTACTTGATTTGAATGAAACAATGGCTGATGATGTTAAATCACAGCTTATACATCTTATTTTCACTCCAGAGGGGCAGAAATTAAGAGACCCTTTATTTGGAACCAGACTTATAACATATCTTTTCACTGACATGAATGACAAATTAACTTGGGATGATATTGTTTTTGAAATTAAAGACAAAGTTAAAAAATTCATTTCAAATTGTGAGGTACAGGATGTTACAACAACACCATTTGGTGAAAATGATGAAAAACTTGAGGTAAAAATACAATACACTATTAAGGAAAAGGATGGTTCAGAACACACTTATGAATTAACACAAACAGTATAACAATGGCAGAATCAAGAATTTCTTATTTAGACAGGACTTATGAAGATTATAAGAATGATATTATAGATATTTCACAAAAATATTATCCAGATATCTTCAAAAATTATAATGACGCTTCAATTGGAAATTGGCTTATTGATGTCCAAGCTGATATTGCTGACAATTTGTCATATAATATTGATAGAACATATCAAGAGACTAACATTGACAGTGCAAACACGAAGGATGCTATTTTAAACATTGCTAGGACGAACGGCCTTAAAGTTAGTGGACCGAAATGTGCTATTGTTGAGATTGAGTTGTCTTGTAAAATACCAATGAATAATGGTTCTATTGGTAATTCAGGTAACAATTTGTCAACCCCAGATGAAAGTTATTGCCCTTATGTAAAGAGAGGTACACTGTTTTCGGATGGTGTAAATACATTTGAATTGGTTGAAGATGTTGATTTTAAAAATAAGTTTGATAACAATGGTATCGCCAACAGACAAATGATACCTAATAGGGACGGCAATGGTAATATCATTAATTATACTTATAAGAAACTTACGATTGCCCGTGCTGGCCAAACAAGAATTTATAAGAAAGTCATTACTAATGCTGACCTTGAACCTTTCATGAGTATTACATTGAATGACAGTAATATCTGTAATGTTGAAAGTATTATATTGAAAGAAGGTACTAATTTGTCAAACGACCCAACTTTTGCTGAATTTTATGTAGATGAGGAATCATATCTTGATAAAAAGGGTCTTCCAGTACAACGTTATTTTGAGGTTGATAATTTAATTGACCAATATCGTTTTGGTTATGTAATTGATGAAAACGCTGACGGTTATTACGACCCTGTTTGGGAAGTTGTTGATAGTTTTGATTTGGTTGATGAAGATGGTGCTGTTATAACAGATGATAATGATAACCCTATTACCGAAACAGTGAGAATGGCAATGAAGGGTGAATGGAAACGTGTTAAAAATAAATTTATTACTGAGTTTACTGATTCAGGTAAATTAAAAATTACGTTTGGTCCTGGCATCAGAAATGGTTATGGTAATATTCCAGATGACGCTACTGAGTTTACTAAATATATGATGAGTAGGATGGAAGCAAACGATTATATGGGTGTTTTACCAGAAAGTGGAACTACTATGTATGTTTTATATAGAGTTGGTGGCGGTGAAATATCAAATGTTGGTGCAAATACTATTAAAACTATTACATCATTGAATATTTCAGTGGACGGTAACTGTGACGACCCTAATGACAGTAAGAAAAAAATCAGTGTTAAAAACACAATGGAAGTAACTAATCCAACCCCTTCATATGGTGGTAAAGATGCTCCTACAAAAGAGGAAATTAGATACTTGGTTAAATATAATTCAGCTTCACAGAATAGATGTGTTACATTAAAGGATTATTATGTAAGGATTTCACAGATTCATCCAAAATATGGGTGTCCTTTCAGACACAGTGTTGTTGAAGAGAATAATAAAGTGGTTGTTTATACATTAGGTCTTGATTATCAAGGTAAATTAATGAGTCAGTTGTCGGAAACGGTCGCTGATAATATCAAAGAATACCTTAAGGAATACAAAATGGTCAATGATTTTGTTGAAATTCGTTCTGGTAAGATTATTAACTTGGCATTTGATTGTTACATATATGTTGATAAGGCATATGACAGCAGTGAAGTTATTAATAGGGTTATTGGCTTAATCCAAGATTATATGGATATCAGAAAACACCTTATGGGTGAGGATATTTTCCTTGGTGACCTTGAAAAAGAGATTTCAAAAGAGGATGGTGTTGTTAACTTGATTGCTTTGAGATGTTATAACAAAGTTGGTGCCAATAATGGTTATTCAGATAATGAAATTAACCAATCAACAGTTGACTTTAATTTATGTTCAAATGAAAATAGGTATGCTTCACTTGGCGGTGAACAAGAAGCCAACGAAATTGACCTTAACGAAAGTGATAAAGTGTTGTATGGTGCAATTGACACAATGTTTGAAATCAAATATCCTACCGATGTGCGGGTGAGAATTAAAATCAGATAATTTCTAAACAAAAATAATTATATAAGCGGACTGTTATAGTTCGCTTTTTTTATAATATTATATTATATTATATGCATTATGGGATGTAAATGTAAAGATACGGCCAGAAAAGCCAGAAAATATACGAATGAAGAAACAATAAGGGAAGTTCATGGAGCAGAAAGGACAGCTATGTTTATAAGTAAATTTTTTACAGTAATTTTATTATTCGTTATACTTATTATAGCAGCACCGTTCTTAATTGTGTATTCGGTTTTTGCTGCAGTTACAGGAAGAAGTATAAACTTAGGAAAACTTTTTAAAAAACATGGGAAAAGAAAACAAATCTTACAGAATCAGGACTAATGTTGACAAGGACAGTGTGGTTAATTTCAATGTTGACAATACTGTTGAAACCTTGGAAATCTTATCATTAAAAATCAATCAGACCAACACATATAAATTAATGGGGTCTGGCACTGGTATCATTGCTGGTCGTGTATTGGCCAACGGTGGTTTTGGTGTACCAAACGTAAAAGTATCTGTCTTTATTGAATATGACGGTACGGACAGTTTGGAAAAAAGTATATTGTATCATTTTTCTTCTACCAAGGATTATGATTACAATGGTGTAAGATATAACCTTCTTCCTAAAGAACTTGATGATGAATGTCATCAAAATATTGGTACTTTCCCAACCAAAAGACTTTTATTGGATAATGACAACTGGATTGAAGTTTTCGATAAATATTATAAGTTTACCACAAGAACCAACAATTCAGGTGACTATATGATTTATGGTGTACCTACTGGAATGCAAACGGTACATATGGATGTTGATTTGTCTGATATTGGTGTTTTGTCACAAAAACCAAGGGACCTTATTTATAAGGGATATAATGCAAACATGTTTGAAAGTACAACCAAATTTAAGGTTGATACTAACCTTGATTCCCTTGCACAAGTAATTACCCAAGACCAATCAATTTATGTTTATCCTTTCTGGGGTGATACTACCGACAGTGAATTAAATGCCTCTATCACAAGATGTGATATGAACATCAATTACAAGTTTGAACCAACTTGTGTTTTCATGGGTAGTGTTATTACTGATACAGGTGAAAATTCAATGACACATAAATGTATTGGTGCCAAGAAACAGGGTAAAATGAGTGAGATGATTACGGGTGAGGGTAAAATTGAAATGATTCGTAAAACCCCAAATGGTCAGATTGAACAATTCTCTGTAAACGGTGACAATAACATTAATAGTGATGGTATTTGGTGTTATCAAATCCCAATGAACCTTGATTATGTTATGCACGACGAGTTTGGTAAAATGGTTATGACTGATAATCCGAATACAGGTTTACCAACCAGGGCCAGGGTACGTTTCAGATTGTCAATGACAGAATCACCAAGTGATGCTACGGCAAGGAAACGTGCAAGATTCCTTATTCCAAACAATCCACATTTAATGGAATCTGATTATCCAGATTTTACAGAAACAAAACAAATTGACTATGAATTTGGTACAAAGACAAAGGATGAAAACTTCAGGGATTTATTCTGGAATAATGTATATACAGTAAAGAGTTACATTCCACGTTTGCAGAAGAGTAGATTACCTAACAATTTAAGGCATTTGGGTATTAAGATGGTTAACCACTCTGGTGGACACAATCCAATGCCATTTAATAATTTAAGAATTAAATTCAATTTTGTATATAGTTTCTTGTGTACATTAGTGAAAGTATTGGTTACCATTGTTGGGGCAATTAATAGTGTATTGACGTTTATTGGACATATAATCTGTGAAATTGGTAAATTGTTTTATAAAATAAGTAAAGGTCTTAATTTTCCAATTGTTGGTGAATATTTTTTTGATGATGTTGCAATGTTTTTTGCTAAATATAACGGACATGGTATAAAGGATGATGATGGGACAACACCAAATAGTTATGTTATCAGTGTATATAGAGATGTGCGTGATGGTACATCTGTTTGTGGCGGTATTGCTGCTTGGTTTTTAAAAATATTTTTGGCAATTGGCTGTGGTGTACAATTAAAGGGTTTGTGTGAAACAGATGATGGTACCGAAATTACTGTAACTCCTGGCACTTATGATAAAGTGAAACAAGATTTAAATGGTATTGCAACTTGTAACGACAGGGTTGATATATTATATAACTGTGTTGAAAATCAATTAGCCCAGGATAATGAGGTAACTTCATTTAATTTTTATAACGATTGGATTAATGGTGTTGTTTATTTACCGTTGTGGTATCGTAAAATTAAAAAGAGAAGAAACGGTGATATCAAAAAAGATATATGGTGTTCAACCGACAATACTCTTGTTCAGGATAGAAAATATAAGAAGAATCTAAAACTTTATGCAACAAATACCCCTAAGAGGGAGGTGAATGGTTCAAACGGGCAGAAAATGGGTACAATTACCCCATTGGTTAATAATGAGGATACTGTTTTGGCAGCTGCAGATGATGAAACTGGTGCAGAAGTAATGGTGTTCACTGCATATAATGACGATAACTGTTATGGTTATCAATGCCATAAATATTCAAGAACTTATTTTAAAGTATATAAGGGTCTTGTATTTGAAAAAACGACTATGTTGGGCGATAAGGTTTATTATTATAAGCCTTGTGATTATGACCCATCTACAGGTAACACAGATTTGGTAACATTGTTTGCTACTGATTTGGTGTTATTGGGTAGTTTAAATGATTGTGATATTCATGGTATTCCACAATTCTTCAAGACCCTTGAAAGCACAACATATAATATGCCTCCAGATTTATTGTCTGAGTATTATGATTATGTTAATGAGGATAATCAAACTGGTACTGATGAGGAGGATGAATCCGAGATTGATATGGGAAGTAGAATGACTGAGTTCACTGGTGCTGACTGGGGTAACTTGGGCGTTGACCAAAGTAATAAACTTAATGCAAATGAAAACCAATACGATAATGGTGGTTTATTCTATGGATTAACTTGTTTCAGTTCATATACAAAACCAAAAAGTTGCATTAATTTATCAAGAATATGTGAATTAGGTGTTTCTTTGGATGAATCTAATGAGGTACCAGCAAGTGAAGGTAGTAGTACTGAAAGTGACAGCGATACATTGACTCCTGATGGATTTATTTCATATGACGAAATTTACAATCCAGATTACAGGAGTATGTTTGCAACACTTAATGCAAACTTCTTAAGGACTAAATTAAATCCAGAAACTGGCCTATTGGAATATGACTTTAATCATATGTATTTGGACAATTTTGATGGTTCATTAATAAATCTTATGATGGCCAAGACAGTTAATGGTAAAACTGAAAAGAGTGATTTTCTTGAAAAAGCCAATTATATTGGAAATTATAACCTTGAACAGTCAAGTGATGCTTATTTGAATTTCAGATATGGTAATTACAAAAAAACAAACGGTAATAAGATATATTTCTATGAAAGCAATTATAAAGTAGGCAAAACACAAGGTGTAACAATTTTTGGCAGAGACAGGTTACCAAGATATGAAAATTCATTCTATTTTTACTTTGGATTAAATGAAGGTAAGACAGCTATTGATAAATTTAATAATGAATTTTTCTCTGATTGTACAAGCAAATTTGCTTCTGATGTACCATATGAATTAAGTTATCTTGGAAATAGTTGGTGTCCTAAAGGTACAGCAACAGATGGTTATATTGCATTTAATATGAATATTGATGCTCCATTTAACATTACATTTACCAATATTGGCACAAATTATGTTTATTATTGTAATAATATCAATAGCCAGAAAATTATATTTAGTGGATTAAATGAGCTCCCAGAAGAATTCAAAAAATACAATAAATATGTATTAACCGAAAAAAGTGCTGATGCTATAAACAGTAATGCGAGCCCTACAACCGTTCCGATAATGCCAGGAAATGGAACATATAACATAACCGTTACCGATGCTTATGACAATGAATATGAGGATAGGTTGGTATTTGAATTGCCTAGAATTGGATTTGTCTGTGATGTAAATCCTTTTAATTGTAAAAATGTTGATTTGTTGGCTAGATTTAGTGAAAAATATATTGAATATCAAGTTGGTGATGTAATTTCAATAGGAACCACATATTATGAACTTGTTAATAATAGATATACACCAAAAGTAGCGCCTACAACAATTACCGTTACAAGTGGTGATGAATACTACTATAAAGACCCAATTCCAAATACAAAGGCTGAAACATATGCAGCAATTGCTAGCCACGGTAACCAATTACCATTTAATATAAATAACAGGGACATATATGGTTTTATTAGTATTTCAGAGGTAAATGAAGGTGATTTTAGAATTAATTTAAAACCAGTCAATGAGAATTTCTTTGGTAATGATTATCATGGCGCTTCTGTTACTGTACATATTAATTCAGGTGTTATCAGTGTTAGTGAAAGTGGTGTTGGTTATCTTGGTTATATGATAAACAGTGATGATGTTACAACATATTATTTTGGTGTACCATATGCAAACCAGAGATATGAATTGACTGTTACAATGTTGTGTTATGATGAGGAAAATGGCTGGAGTGATTCTAACAACCAACAAAAACTTAATGTAATTGTTTATGAAGATGAATTTAAAGTCTATCTTAATGACATTGATTATGACCTTATCAAATCATTTAGAGGTGGTTGGAATGATGCAACATTAACAGAGGGTGGAGAATTTAAAACAGATGGAGGTATTGATAGCACATATAATCCAGACGACCTTTATGGTTGGGATGATGTGTTAAATATTGGTGTATATGAATATTCAGATTTGATATTAAAATTAAAGACAATTAAATATGAGACACCTTTGAATCATGTGTTAAGTATTTGTGAAATATTATCACCAGATTATGAGTATAATGGTACTGGTTATGTTTTTGATGACCAAAATAATACAAAACAAACACCATATACATGGACTGATGAATATTGTTACAACGCTCCAAGTACCAACCCTGATGATTATTATAAAGGTACAATTCAAAGAATTACATATAGTTATACAATACCAAATTATCTTGAATATCAAGTTGGTGATATAATACACACTGGAGATACTTATTATACAATTGTTGGTATTGATACATATGTGTTGTATGATGATGGTGAAACGATACACGAAGGTGATACATATTATGAATATGATTATTCAACACAGCAATATGCTGAAATAATTGCATCTGCAGATATAGTAGTACCAAATAATAACAACCAATATTACTATAAGATACTTGTATATGATTATGCACCGCAAGTGGCAGCTTCAGATATAACAGTTCAAGATGGTGATGAATTTTATTATAAAAAACTGTTGTATGATTACAATGGAACATTAGTTCAGGAAAGTAACATGCTTCGTGGTACAACATATTATACCGACCCAGAACATATAAATGTGGCTGTTATTGATATCGATTATATTGAAAATATTGATTATGAAGATGTGCCTGTGACAAGATATATCAATACAATAGCTGGTGGAACATATGAAGCAGAATACAAGGATGATTCAACCAATAACGTATTAGCAACTGAAAATTATGATGGTATTGTAACAATAAATCCAAGTGGTGACCCAAATGTAGAGTACAATGATTTGGAATGTATGTTGTTTAGTCAATATAGAATTGTTATTGATAACATTAATGATGTTATTAATGCCAGGGGTGAATTGAGTAGACAGGTTGCTGGTGTGTTTAGGATTAATTATGATACTGATACAATATTGAATATCACAGCTAAGACTAAAGCTAGGCCTGTAAAATATTTAATTTGTGGTAATTCTGAGATTACTGAGGCAGAACAATTATATGATTATAAACCAGATGGTGAGACCATATCAATCCCAGAAGTATATAGTCAGTTTTCTGATATTGATAATACTAGTTATTCACAATTATCTAATATAAAAATTATTACAGAAGGCTATGTGGTTGACCCCGCTTTGGAAACACAAAATGTTGTATTTAAGATACCAACATTAACATATGAAAATGCATATGTACAATATAATTTAAATGATGAAGATAAACATCCATATTATATATCAGTTAAGAATGATAATAATTCACTTATACCAGCAACGGACAATTTAAGTAATTTTGAAGAACCGTTAACGAATAAAAAGAATTTATTAACAACTTTTGGTGTCCATTTTTACAATAAGCCATTGAAGGGTGACTTTAGTATTATTTTGTCATTTATTAATAATATACCAGCTTATCCAAAAGAGGCTCTTGGCGATGATATTTGTATTGGATTTTACCATACAATCCATCAATCAGAATCTCGTTTGGGTGAATATGAATATACAAATGATTCTGAATTATTATCAAATACGGATGTTTATGGAACAGTTGATGGTTCTGAATATATCAAATATAATGTACAAGGCACTACTGGAAAAACGGTGGGGGACATAAAACAAGATAACGGATGGAATTATCTTTATAATACAAATTTGTTTACGAAATTCGTGTCACCGAGTGGTAAATTTTATAATGGAGATATTGTGTTTTGGCGTAATGATATTATAAATACAGATTTATATACTAAAAAAATTATTGATAATGTGGGTGTGGATGGGGAAAATAAAAGTGATTATATTCATTATAAAGTCCCTGCGACAGTTAGTGTGTTTTATATTGCTGAAAAAAATGATATTGAAATACATTGTATACCAGATACTGTTGGTGATGAAGTTTATTATTATAAAGAAACAGCATCTACAGTACCCCCAAGTCAAGATAGTAGAATTGCGGAGACAGGTGATAATATTCTTATTTATAATTCAAGTATAACACCAGGGGTTATAAATAATTATATTTATAGTAGATTGAGTAAAGTAAATTATCGTATAATATTAACTGAATCAGAAGATGGATATAAATATAATCATGGTACAGATGTATACTATTATCATGGTGATGTTATTAATTATGGTGAAATTACGAGAAATTGGAAACCAATTGATGTGTTTATGCCAGGTTTTATGTGTGGCTATTTGTATAACGGTACTCCTATATCACAAAATAATAGGTCAAACATTAAAGCTGAATTTGATGATAGAGAAATTAATTTATACACGATTCAATCAGATAACGATAAGTATAGTAATATTAATGTAAAAAGATTAATATATACAGATTACACAAATGAACCAACTTATGGTGAATGTAAAATTGAGACTGCTGACCCAGGTGCTGCTAACCTTAAATATCAGTATGCTGAGGTACCGTTAGTTGATGATGAAATAGTTTACACAGATGGCTATGGTGATGAATATCGTTATTCAATAAATGGAACATTAAATGCTGTTTTTGATAGGCCAATTCTTGGTTATATAAATCACAATAAAACGAAGAATAATATTACACAAGATGAATTAAAATTTGATGATTATCTAATTACTAGAACTTTCTATACAAGTGATAATGGTTATTTAAGACATCAATCGTTGTATTATATATTTGATTTGGATACTATGGAATATCCATTCTATTACTATAATAGTGGGACATCACAATTAAATTCAAATCTGAAATACAACCCAACTACGAAAAAGTTTTATTTTGATACAATGCCAAAGGTATTCGACTATTTAATGTCAGGTGTTGAAACACCTAAGAAATATGCATCTAAATCAAAATCAATTAAATTTAATCTGTCTGAATATGTTAGAAATAAACATGAAGATAATCCACTAGCCATTTCCAGACCAAATGATAAATTCTTTGTGGTTGGATATTGTGATGGTTATTATGCAGTATCACCTGTCCTTGAAACTCAAATGCTTAGGGCTGTTTATAATTATAATGATTTTAATATTAATGATTCTTATATTTATTTTGTTTCTAGGGATACACGTGATTTAACTAGTGAAGCATCAGCTGAAAATGGTATCCATTATATTGAAGATTTTTATTATTTGAATTATTATAGATTCACTGTACATATTGCTACGTTTGATGAAGCCAGAGTGGATTATAATTTCGATATGTATAGCCAAGTGTGTTCTATAATAGAAAATACAGCACAGAAATGTTATATAAAAGTTACTGATATAAATTCAGATGGCGCTCAAGTATATTGGGCTACTGCGTTAAAAATTAAATTATCTTCGTTAGGTACTGAAGCAATTGATGAAAACAATATGTTAAAGATTTGGTATAACATTCTAGTTGAGGATAAAAGTGGTTGTATTAGAAAATGTGTACCACAAACCAGAATTAAAAGTAGTGATAACCTTATAATTACAGAATTTAACACTAAAAATGAAATGATAGAAGATGCTGAGGGAGCATCTAGTACTATTTGGTACACAACAAATAACAATACAGCGCTTGCTTTGAATTCATCTATTTGGGATACTAGTGTTTATAAAAATGTATATACAGATGGTATTGGTAGAATATCGAGAAATGATAATCAAGATATTGAAAGTATACCAGATTATGGTTTTGTTGATTTAACTAATTTAGTTACAATTATACTACCGAATAGTGTTACACAGATAGGTCGTTATGCTTTCCGAGACTGTGAAAGATTAAAATCAATTGTAATACCTAGTGGAGTTACAACTATAGAAAACGACACATTTGTTAGGTGTTCTAATTTAACTTCAGTTACAATACTTGGCAGTGTTACTAGTATAGGTAATTTTGCTTTCCAAGAATGTAGTAGCTTAACCTCGATTACGATACCAAATAGTGTTAATAGCATTGGTGAGTCAGCGTTCCGTGAATGTACAGGATTAACATCAATTGTAATACCTAGCGGAGTTACAACTATAAAAAACAACACATTTGTTAAGTGTTATAATTTAACTTCAGTTACAATACCTGACAGTGTTACTAGTATAGGCAATTTTGCTTTCTATCTATGTAGTAGTTTAACCTCGATTACGATACCAAATAGTGTTACTAGCATTGGTGTGTCGGCTTTCTTTGGATGTGCAGGATTAACATCAATTGTAATACCTGGCAGCATTAACATTATTAGTGAGTCAGCGTTTCGTGAATGTACAAGATTAACATCAATTGTAATACCTGACAGTGTTGATAGCATTGGTGAATATGCTTTCTATCACTGTAGTAATTTAACCTCGATTACGATACCAAATGGTGTTACTAACATTGGTGAATATGCATTTGCTTATTGTTATAATGGATTGCGAGTAACCTGTCGTGGGAATAATCCGCCAAGTCTTGACCAAAATCAAACAGCTTTTGTGGGTATGAGTCAGTTGGTGATAAGAGTTCCATCAAATTCTCTTACATCATATAAGTATAGTTGGACAAATTATCAACAATATATTACTTGGTACTAATTTTTAATTTTGATATTTATTATATATGTCAGAAAATATTGAAATATTAAGAAACAACAAATTGTCAGTTGACCAGGTGGACATTGAGAGAAGTGTATGTGTTAATATAGAACATACATCTTCTCCATTGCTTGATACTGATATAAAATCAACAATAGACCTTAATGAACAGTATGTCAAGGAACGTAATGGTTGTAATGACTATAGATTAATATTAACCATTAAACCTTATTGTACAAACGTATTATTCAACGCTTGTACGGAGGCTGTCATGTATGAAGGTTCAGATGATACCGACGCTGTGCTTTATAATGATGATATGGATTCTCAAACTTTATCTAAAATTAAAAATAAAATAAGAGGTATAAATTATGGAACCATCGGCATAACCGATATGATAAGAAATACCGAATATTCAAAAGACGAAATTGGGTTTGACTATCATCCAGGGCTTGACATATTTAATAACCACATATTAAGAAATAAAACCTATCGAATTGTAAACGACTATAATGGTAATAAACAAAATGATAGAGAGATATTCAACACCATATCAGATTATATGCGTCACCAGGATGGTACGGTATTAAAAAGATGCTGCAGAAAATCAATTACTGACATAGCAATGCAAGATAAACATTTGTATGATAAGGATGATATTTTACCATTTTATACAGGTGAAGCTGTAACAGAGAATTTAAGGGAACAGGATGGCTGGTTTGGCTTTTATAACACATCTGTTATTCCTGCTAAGAATAAGAGTGGTGTTGATATGGACATAAGCAGGGTAATCAATAGTAAGGGTAATTGTGAATTTGTTGATATGTATCCAGACAGAACATTGTTTTCATTTGTGCCAAAATATAATCCATATAGAAACAGGCTTGAATACAACTGGGATTATGCAATTACATATGCATATGAAAGTACCACCCAATACTACACAAACCAAAATGGTGACCATGTAGTGCATGATTTTGAAGTAATTCAAGATGGTAACATAAATGCTGTTTCAACAATTACAGTTGAATATAGAAAATTACCCAATGGAAGTAATGCTTTATTCTTTAGAAGTGCAACCAAACATAACTTGAAACCAAATGATAAAGTACATATATACTTTAATTTAAACGAACAGAATGGTGATTGGCGCAAATCGAACGGTGCATATATAGTTTCTGGTATTGGTGACATAAATCATAAACATGAGGATTATTATTTCTATGTAACAAACATGGATTTGTTGGAGGAAATATTCTGCACACCTTATTTGTGTGACATTGAACCACAACAAGTAAACCGTAGTTGGGATTCATGGGATTATGTAAGAGATAATTTCTATGCTGAATATACAGGAACTGATATTGCAGATGAACGTTTTGTTGAATATCCAGACCAAACAGCAGAAAAATATAATGTTGGTGATGTAATATCTAGTGGGTGGAAATATTATACAAAAAGTGGTTCAGTATATACGGAAAATACAGCAGCCCAAGACATAGCTGTTACTGAAAATGCTGATTTTTATTATAAAAATGGCGGTGGTTTGACAAATATTCCAACAGAAGCCGACGCTTATATTAAAGTTAAGAATTTAACAGATTACCAGCCAAAAAAATATATTCTATTTAACCATGACAGGAATATTCCATATAATGAGAACGAATATGATTGTGAATCATTTATTGAGGCAATTATAAACAACGCTTTTACTAATAACGATACATACCCAGAAACTAACCCGAACGACACTAATAACACAAATACGGAGGTAAATCCTTCAATGAATGGTTTGTTCAGCGATTATATTGCTGTTAGATTTGTAAAAACAAATGGAAATTATGATTGTTCATATTATGTCAGAAAATTCAAACAGGTTCCAGACCCTAATATTGTGTTTGGTAATACTGTTATAAGTAACAGTGCTAATACAACCCCAAAAGGTGTTAAATGGATACGTTATGAATTATATAACGATAATGATGTTATCCAAGTTAATGATGATTATTATATGTATGATAGTACAACAAATACCTATACTAAATATACTGCTACTTCTAATATAACAGTTCCACAAAACAACACTCAATATTACAAAATTATTGAAATAAATGGTACAATTCAACCTTCTGTAGATACATATAACACATTGTATTTAGTTCCAAGAATTGGTGATAATGGTGAAACTGAATACAGCCAATACATAACAACCAAGTCAATCGTAGATGGTAATGTGGTATATCGTTGGGAAAAACGAGCAATGACTCTTGATAATGAAACTTATCCTTTGGCTTTTTCAAATACTATTTATGGTGACCAAGTAGCACAAACAACCTTTACAGATAATATTAATGTAACTGGATTGAAAGATAATCTTGGGCGAGATTTATCTGAGGTATTTTTGACCATAGTTAAATCAAATAGAGGATACAAAAAGTGGTATAATATAGATAATGATGATAGTAGTGGTGACCATAATATATTTAATGACCCAGATATTGAGTATTCACATTGTTTTGGCCCTGTTACTTGTGGTTTTAATTTATCAAAACAATTAGATGATACTGCCAATATAAGGGAAGTGAGAAAAGAATTAAGGGATATTACCACGTTTGGTCCTGATGAAACAATACCAAACGACAGTCGATATGAAGGTTTCAGTACCAAAGATATTGAAGTGAGTGACAATTGGTTTTATGGTGATATTGTTGAAATGTGTCCATGGACTTGTGTTGAAACCACAATAAGTGATGTATGTTTTAGATTTAATACAGCACAGAGGGAGTTTGCTGAGAATGGTGATGACGCAATATTCCATTTTGATGAAATTTCATCAGATGATTATGATGATGATGAAGGTTTTAAGATTTGCACGTATAATGTATCCAGAATTGTTGCTAGAAAAGAAGGGTATTATTATAAAGCCCACTACAGGATACCATTAAGAGATTTAGGTCCAATTATTCAGGCTTCACATCCATATATATCAGTATTAAATGCAACACCAATCCAGGTTGATGATATATACATTTTGGTTAGAACGTCGTTGAAACATAACTTATTAAAAGAAGGTAAAGTATTATTAAGGGATACCAAGGCGTTGAATACGCCAGAATGGTGGTTGGATGTTGTACACGTAGTTGATGATTATTCATTTGTAATGAAGAAAATTGATAAAGATGATGTAAATTACAGAGATTGGATTGCAATATGTAAAGGGCTGAATAACAATGATTATACATTAAGGGGACAGAATATGACAATACCTGAGAAGGCCAGTAGACTTGGTATTAACACTTATTTGTGGAGAAACACAATGGACATTATGGATATTACCAACACAGAGTCTGAGGTTAATGATTATATATTTGCCAACAATGCTTTATATGTTGACACTTGTTTTAATTTCTTTTTGAAGAGACAAGACCCATATAACGTAAATGGGTTGTATTTTGATGGCAGTGAGTGTAATATTACATGTAAATATAATACTTGTGAAGGTGTAAATGCAATAGACAAATGGTTCCTTGGTGATGTACAAAGCAAATCCGAGAAACAGGATTCAAACTTTGAATATAATGATGTAGATTATGAGGCACAATGTTAAAATATCAGTTAAGTAGGCAAACATTTGATAATGATATATACACAATAAATTACAATACAGTGGATATTGACAATTACGTTAAGGATGATACCAATGCGATGATTGTTACAATATCTTGTGATGACGTGTCTTATATAAACAGTGGTGATATATTAAATGTAACGTCAAATTTCCAATATTACAATGAGGAAATGGGTGAGGTTGAGAATGCCCCTGATACTGGAAATGTACAGGTATATTCTGTTGACAGGGTTGGATGTACAGTTTCATTTTTGGACAGTAAATACAAAAACCTTCCAATTGATACAGTTACAGCTGAGGTGGTTGGTGGTGTTGTTACATGGGTATTTGATTTTATACCATTACATTATTTTACGGAAGGTGAAACACCTGAAATTTGGATAAATTTCGGCGTTGGGCAATTTGTACATCTTGACAATACAGAATATGTTAATTTTCACCAAATAAATTGGACATATGATGACAACGTTGATGGTGCTGCTGAATTATCAAATATTTTATTCGGAGTATTTGACCCACAGGAAGACGATATAATAGAGGGTAATGTTGGTAAAGTTGTTGTATCCAGGGAACAGATTAGGTGGAATAATACTTATAATCAGGATAATCCAAACCTTACAATTTACAATTACAAAGTTAAATTTAATGTTCCAATTGAATTAAAAGGAAAGACTGATTTATACAGTGAAGGTAATTTAAGGGAATATTTTGTTGAATATGAGGAAAAAAAGGCAATCAACACCCCTGTTGAAATGGAAAAACAGGTTTATACGCCAATTGTAGTGAAAGATGGTGATATTTATGAGGATTGTATTAAAATTAATTTTAATCTACATTTTAGAAACCACAGTGGAAAGGATTGGACGGTTACTGATAGTGATTCTTGGGTATTTGATACGTATGGTGATGATATACCAGGAGAAGTGTATAACAAATATTATTCATATTCACAAATGGTTGGTTCTCCTGATTGGCAGTGGAAAAGAAGTTGTCAGTCAGATTTATTGACATATCTTGATTTTACAACAAATGATGTTAAGTATCAGAAAAATAAACTAAAAAAATCATTTTTGAGATTATCCTATTACGATTCACCAAATGCTGCTGACCAGAGATTGTTGGCTTATTCAACAATTTTTATTGATAACAATAAATTATATTCAAAATTTATATCAAGGTCAAATTTCGAGTGTTATTATGATACTGATGGTGAACTTATAAAAGGTATTAAAGTTGACAGGGAAGTTAATACAGGTAATAAGTCAATGGTTGGTTCGTTAATGAATATATTAAATGTATCCAAAATGACGACCGAGGAAATTGAGGATTACAGATTAAGTTCACAAATTTCTGTCAAAAACAAATACAATACCACAGCATCGAGTGAAGGGTTTTATCTTTATACATGGGAAAATGACGGTGATGTGACACAACCGATGGACATTTACATGAAAGCGGAATTCAATCACGCTGGATATGGTAGAAACATACCAATGATGGCCCCTTATAAATATGATAAAGACGACCCTAGTGTTAAAGGTTTTAAAACCAATTATGATATTATTGACGATTGGAACGGTGATGGTTATGGAATTAAAAAATACCAGAGATATTCATATATTCATTTGAAAGCTGAGTATGACAATACAATGAAACGATATATTTATTATCTGGACCCAGATACATACGGAACAAACCCAAAAGTGGATGGAAACATCATTAATATAAACTTATATGAAGCAAGAATTAATTTCACTTAATGAATACAATTAAATTAAAATATGGCCTTGAAGATATAACATCCAGAATACCTGGATTGTTTGCATACCTGGAGTTTGATGAGAATCATGTTAGTACAGTGCATAAAGCAACCGATTCTTTTGTTGGGTGTTATGGTAAAATACCATGTGCGTTGGAAATTCCAGAGAACATTTCACTTGTGGTTGACGAAGAAAATATTATTGTTTCTGGAAAAGTATATTCATACAGAACTTTAATGATTGTCTATTATAAGTATAGAAATGATTACTCAGACAATTCATTTATTCAATTTATGGAAAGGGGTATAGGTAAAATTGAAACCCCGTTTAATGAAGAATGGGCATTGGTTCCTGAGTATGAATACTATGCCAATTGTGCCAGGTTGTTTGATGAGTACACAAAAATTGGCAAAATGTGTGACAAATATCAAGAGATTAAAGAGATTACAGGCGAAATTAATTGTGAATTAGAATGTTTATGTGATAAATATGCCAAGATGGGCGGTAATACGATGAGGGATTGGTATGGTGAAAGGGCTGTTGAAGCAAATGGAATTGCTGATGAATATTTGGAATATGTTGGTAATGAATTTAATTTAAGATATGATATTAATATAGTTTCAAGAGAAAATGATTTAGGAATATTGAACATTTATTTGGAATATTATAACCCAAAAACCAATTATACAGACGGAATGACCACAATATATAACGACAGGACATATTTGTGTGTTCCAGATGATTATACAGAAGAATACGTTCAACTTCCTGGTAATGATGCAAAATTTATTTTATTAACTGAGGATTATAGTCAGGAGGAACATCATCCAGAAAATATAACAGGTACAACCAACAGTGTTTTGACTGGGTTTAGAAAAAATAAGAATTATCTTGATGAAGGTGGTAATATAAGACTTCCACAATATGGAAGTGATTGGTTATGGTATTACAGGCTTGGTGATGTGGGCTATACAGAGACAACAACCGACTTTTTCAATAATATTGAAATAGAAGATGGTTATCAAAGGGATGAACATGAAGGAAATTATGAAAATCATTTAATGGCTTATGGTGACATTATTAACTCAATAACACGTGATACTGATAATAAAACAATTACATTTGAATATATAATTGGTGCCCATTTGAAAGCAGAATTAATGAGTAAACCTTATACTGATGATGACGATAACAAACACTATTATTATGGTGATTATGAATATGATGATACTGATTCACATGGTGTTTTGTATACAGAAACATATACATATGAAGAAGATGGTGAGATTGATTTAATGTCTGATGATGAATTTAATGATTATATCACCCATGATAAAGTACCATTTAAAAATAATAATGATGAAGTGGTGGTTAATACATATATAAAATGTGCATTTAACACCTGGTCAAATACCACCACGAATGATATGGTTGTCAATGGTGTACCAAAGGAGTATAATTACATAACAAGTGAATTCTCAACCAAATTCGATGCAGAGAAAGAGAGTTTGGTTAGTCCAACATTTAAAATTGACTATTTGAATGGTATTCCATACAGCCCTACCGTTAAATCAGATGTGCATATATCAAGGGGAAATGCTGCAGCTTGGGAAAGACATATTAAGCTCAGCGAATGCCGAAGTTTTGAAGACGTTGAAAATTATGCAAATAATGGATTTTTTAATTTAAGATAATAGACTATTTATATACTTGTGCAATGAAAAAAACTATCAGAATAACAGAAAAAGATTTGAATAGAATCATAAAGGAATCTATTGAAGAAATGAACCAATTTGGAAGAATAAGGCAACAGGTGTTGAATCATAGTGACGGTGGAGCATTTAGTACCAGTTTGGATAAATTCAACCCACAAAATCCCAGACATATGAAAGCATATGATGTCATTAGGGACTGGGTTAATTATATGTGTCAGAAACACGGAGAAAAAGAACAGGATATTATTAAATTATTAACCCATGATGTGTTTCATAACTACAGTAATCAAGAAAAAATACACGAAATAAAACAAGACTACCAAAATGTTTATTATTACTGTGTAAATACCCTTAAATTAAGACCAGGTGTTATTGCTGACATTGCAAGAGGTATTGGTGAAGACCTTGAATATGGCATGTTGAATGCCAATGAGTAAAAATATTGTCTTTTAATTTATATTTTATTATATTTATATTAAAAGAATTATATTTTATGGCAAATAATACATACGGAACAGTAAAGCAAGCGTTATTCAATCCAGCGTTGGACGCTGATATATATTACTACTACAAACCAACGAGAAGTAGTGAGAGTTCATCATATGCAGGATTTAAGAAAATTGAAAATCCAAGTCAAATTTTAAGTAATTCGGAAATGGAAAATCCTGTCGTTGGCGATGACAAGAGATTACCAGGTATGTACACATTGAAATTGCCTGTTTCTATTTTTGGCCAGGCTGGTATATATACAGTCTATATTACCCCAAAAGAAATTGAATGTGATATTTTGGATGTTGGCGCTTTGGGCGCTTATCCAGATATTAGGGGTATTGTTATTGATACAAAAAACATTGACAGCAGTTATCAGAATTTGTTCTCAAACGATAATTTGACAGGTTATCGTATTGAATATTTTGATTATGACCCCACAAGCGGAAGTTTGGCTAGACAGGAGTATTTCAGAATTATTACAAGTAATGGAAGGTGCCAGGCTTTGTCACAGAATTTGACATCAGCCAATACCAATACAACAGGTTATACATATAATGCCAATGGCTCCTTATGTTTCTTGACAGTCACTCCTTCAACTGCCCCGTCATTTAAAGCCAACGCCAATCCTTATATTGGTAAACCTAGTCAGAAGATTGTTATTAAGAACACTAAATTCGACCCAATTTGTCTTGAAATTGAGGTAACTGAGCATGATATTGAAACCCTTAGCATTATGCTTGAAGGTGAACAAATACGTAACCTTGAAAACGGTCGTGTCACTACATACAATTTCGATGGTGAGATTTACAAACAGTTTGAATATTCAACTATTAAAGACAATTATAATAAGACAGAGATTGCAGAGGCTAAACTTGACAAGTCAGGTAACATTGACAGAAGTTTGGATTTGGATACAATTAAAAATAGTTAACCATGGCAAGATACAGTAAATCATATAGTAATTATGTGTTGAGGAAACGCCAACAAACCCTTGAAAATGGTAGTACCATTTTCGAGAGAGACTGGGGTACTCTTGGTGAACGTCATGTAATAGAATCTGGAAAAAAGAAAATTTATGCAGATTCCAACTTTTTATTTACTGATAACACCAGGTTTGGTGCCAAATACAGAAACAATACAGGTGAATGGAGTGACCCTTATACGCAAGAAATCCTTGGTAACAAAATTGACACAACCGTCAATGATACATCAATCCTTGATGAAAGTAATGATATAAGGGATTATGCTTATTATGGTTCAGCTGTTGAATTGGTCAGGGCCAGTGTTGAAAATATAATTAAATGGTTTCCAGGTAGATTCTGGAGTGAAAATAGTTATATATCAAGATTAAACAGTGAAGGTGATGGATGGGATTATTTATCAAAAATTATAACTGATGGTCACCACAATTATGCTGTGCAATGGACGGATGAAGAATCCGAATGTAAAATTTTTGTGGTTAAAAACCCGTTTACTATTGATTTCTACAATACCAATATTGTTCTTGGTAAATATGACAATGATTTAAGAAATATGCCATTGTCTTTCAAGAGATATGAATTGAATGGCGGTGCAATAAGAACGTGGGATGTGTGGATTAAACCATATGCGGATTGTGATTATGATTACACAATTAAATATGATATAACATTTACCTATGAAGATGGTAATGAGATAAAGACAGGTCATTTATATGGTGTTGTTATAGAGAAAACCGTTGTGTGGTGCACAAATGTAGAGGATTTGGTTGTACAGCCAACGCAAAGTGTTATTGATGAATATTTTAGTAACCTTGATGGATTTGAGGCAAAACTTCTTAATAGAAGGAATAACCCCATTTATACAACAAAACTTATAACTCCAATACCATATGGTAACAATGACCCGAATTACCTTTATATAGAGAGGTCTTATTCATGGCCACATGACGGATATTGTATTTCCGTTGACACAATTGGTTTTGAAAACTATTTTAATTCAATTTATAATCTGGCTACTACAATGGATGAATTGTGGTGTGATAACCTTTGGAGAAATATGACCCATGAGGCTATTACAAATTTTGACTGGACATATACCAGGGAATATGAGGATGGTGAAGAAGAGGAAAATATACTTGGTGGCACCAGAATGGAAGGCATCCTTAGAATTTGGGGTAGAACATTCGATGACATTAAGAGATATATTGACAGTATTGGCCTTAAAAACTGTATTACATATGAAGCAGGTGAACAGAATTTAGCAAACGCCGAATTATCAGATAAATGTGAATTGCTTGGTTGGGAAGTATATTCAACTAAATTAAATAAAGATGATAATATATTCTTGGACAATGATTTTATTAACAATTATGTAACCAAATTGAACCAAAATGAACGTTGGGGTGATACACAAGCAACAGTATCATATGAAAAATGGTTTGATTCAAGAAATGTAGAGGCTGTTTCACAAAATACGGTGGATATCAATTTTATGAAAAAATTGGCGTTAAGTTCAAGTGAAATTTTCAGAACAAAGGGCACTAAACAAGCAATTGAAATGGTGTTTGGTATGTTTGGTATCGGAAATCATGATGAAAATAATCCAGAATTTGAATTAATTGAAAAATATTATAGAATTATACCTAAAAAACGTAATGATATTTTCTATTTCTACAAAATGGTGGTAGTACCAGCCGACCCACAGGATTATCCAGACCAGGAAGATTATGATACACTTAAAGAATATCTTGAAGCCAATCCAGCAGGTGAAGACAGCCCATCTAAAATTAAGGTTGGTGGGTTCTATTATGATTTAATTGATAATATGACGGTTGGCGATTTCTGTGAGTATATAACATATGTAAAAGCTGCAGCCCTTAATTATGAGGATGATGAATTTTCAGGTACGCCAATCAAAGATGTGTATATCAACAATGAACATTACATTGTACCTTATTTCACACAGGATAGAATATATGATGGTGAAGTACAGTTTGAGACAAAAGGTGGTTGGGGTAAAAAGGCTGCTCCTGACGCTGACATAGAGGAATTGAAAAAACAGGAATATGATTACCTTGAGACTATTCCTTATATGGATATTATTCAAAATGTTGGTGGATTGCTGCAGGTTAATCCATTCCAAATTGGTAACAAAAAAATATTTTATGTGGTTGATTTAAGTGATTTGACTGAATATGTGGAAACTGTTCCAATCAATATATCACATTTGTTTAAATTGGATAATCCAAATAATCCAAATATTTTTAGTAGTTGGAGAAATATACCTAGCGACGGTGTTGTAGACCCAAATTATGATATTTTCAATGGAGTTACCGATGAAGATATTAAATTGGCTGAATATAACAACAATTTGAATTTTGATAATCTTGGAAATAATCCACACTGTGGCTACTCAAGTTATGATTTGGGTAATGAATATCTTGAATACCTTAGATTACCGTTCAAACACGCAATTGATAACTATGGTTTCACTAATGTTGAAGATAAAAGCTGCGCTGAACAGTTTATATTTAATGTAACAGAACATCATGGGGATAAAATTATAAATTTAGTTAATGGGAACAATTCATTAATTAATAAAGCTTATTATTTCACAACAAATTCAACAAATTTAAGTTCAATATCATTAAATGATTGTACTGTATTAAATAATACAAATACCGAAATTGATACAATCAACGATTTGACAATAATTATTGCACCAGAAAATGCTAATATTGAAATGAAATATATAAGCAACGGTATCACCAGTACTGTTACAGAGTGTAATGAACAACCTTGTTTGGTTAGAATTTCTGATGAATTTGTAACTGATTTGCCTGATGGATACAAAGTATTGCAGTATTATTTTGATGAAATTAATACGAATTCGGTGCAAATTACTATTAAAGAATTGTCTTATATTTTGCCAAGCAAAGTATTAATATTAAAAACCGTTATATATAATGATTTATATAGACAATATCTTAATGACATTATAATGAAATATGTTTTGCAAGTGATACCAAGCACTACAATTTTGATATTACAGGAAGAAGAATATTCATGGGCTGGTGGGTACTATTATACAGGAAATAATGCCCAGATACAATCAATTAATATAGAGGATTGTACCAAGTTTGAAGGAAGTGACCTTGAATTGGATACAATTGATGACCTGACTATTATTATAGTACCAGAAGATACAAACGTAACACTTAAATTTACAAGTGACGGTATCGAAAGCACGGTTACGGAATGTAATGAACAACCTTGTTTGATACAGATAGACCCAAGCTTTGTTGAAAACCTACCCGATGGATATAAGGCTTTAATGTACTATTTTAATGGAATAAACGCTGATTCAGCCCAATTAATATTGAATAACAATTAAATAATTTAATACCTAAGATGAATACAACAATTAACAACAAAATCGCATGTAATGAACCTCACGCCAATTTGGATTCGTATTATGGCCCATATGAGAGTAAAGCACAGGCTTTGGAGGCTCTTGATACCCAAACCATCGCTGGTGTAACATATACCAAAAGAGCTATTGGATTGACCGTTGGTGTTACAGAAAACGGTGAAGTGGTTGAATACTGGTTCAAATCTGGTACAACCGATAATGACTTAGTAAAGAAAATCACTGATTCATCAATACCACAAGGCGTAAAAATAATAACATTTGATGGTGGTGACGGGGTTATTGGTGGACAGAATTCATTATTAACTGATGCAAACGGTGGCGTAACTTTGCCACAACCAGCCATTACACGAGATGGTTATACCTTTGAATG